TATCTGGCGCGACGATCCAAGACGTATGGCCGAAGTTGGGCCGTTCTTGTATACGCTGGAACAGGCTATGGGGCCAGCCTACGGCGCGTTCCTTAGCGGGCAACGAGGCTACGAGTTATTCAAGGAAGGTGAATACCAACGGGCTATCGAAGCCATTACTCCGTCGTTCATACGTAACGGATTCAAAACACTTCGCATGGCTGAAGAAGGCGTTAGAAATAAAGACGGTACGCCAATAGTTGAAAACGTCAGCAATTACAACCTGATGATGCAGGCTATAGGGTTCAACCCTGCCAAAGTTGCTGAGGCCCGTGAACGTGCCGGTGTCGATGCCAAGATTAAAGATAAATTGATCAAGCGAAGATCAGCCTTGATTGATCAGTTCTACGCTGCTTGGCAAGAAGACGATCAAAAAGAATTAGATGCCGTACTGGAAAAGATCACGGACTTCAGTACGAAGAACCCGTATCCCGGTTTGATGATCACACCAGATACGCTTTACAAATCTATTATGAATCGGCAGAAACAACAGTATCTGTCAGTAGACGGGTTGTACATGCCGCTACCGTTACGGTACAGAGTTGATGAAATAACGCAGGGTGGGGGCTAGCCAACTCTCCAGACCCTGACGCCAAGATGTCCGTCCTTGGACGAGGCGTAAGCCTTCACCCTAACCTTGGCGATCTTGGCGCAGGTATCTAACTTATACAGCATATCCGCCGGTTTCACGGTAGGCACGAAGAACGAGTCCCCGACTTCCATACCGTGAAACGGGAAGACCCACTCAGGTTCTTGAAGTCTTGTCTGCGTCATCCTTGAACTTTTCCAAGAACTCTTTGGTTACAGCAGGATCAGCACGGAAAGCATACGTCCAGATTGGCGAGGTCACGCCGCCTTTCCACCCGGTAGAGAGCCGCATCTTCTTGGCTTCTACGAGCGTTCCCTTGGCCTTGAGGACTGTCTCCATCTCTTCTGTGCTGACGTTACACTCCGTGACTAAATACTTTCTTAACTCAGTCTTGGAGATGTACTGCATGGCGCTGTCTATTTCGATCCGCGCCACGATTGCTCCGTATGCGTCGGAGATCTGCCTACCCTCGTTGAAGATAAGAATGCCGTTCTGATACTTGAGCAAGAACTCAGTGATCAGCCCGTCGTAGTCCACCTCACCGTCCTTGATGGTCTTGTCTCTGACCATGATCGACTGCAGCAGCACGTGGCTAAACAACCTTTCAAGATCATAATTAACGATGCCAGCCGTGACGGCTAACTCAAGTCCAGCAAACGTAGCAGCAATAGAGTTCTCATAGAACCGGTACGAGGCGTCCGTGCCAAACCGCGACTGCCTAATCTTGTCGTGCCACTTGTTAAGCGTGATCCCGATCTGCTCGTCTCCGATACGCATCAGGTACTTGATGTACTCAAACCCTGCCCACCCGTAGTTGCTATTGAATGGGTCGAAAATTTCTTCGCCCAGTCTAGGGTTCTCTGCCATAGCGGCTGGCCGGTTGATGCGAAACTCCATGTAACGAGCCATCTCACCAGTCGGATTGCGCTTGGCGGCAAAGATCTTGTCACGCATCGACTCGTTAGATGTCATCAAGCACAGTTGTGCCGCAGACAACTCCTGCTCACGCTCGGCGTTGACGCTAGACTGCAACCTAATCTTGCCCTTACCTTGTGCTACAGAATGGATCAGGTTGGACAGTTCCTTCGGGTCTTTGTCCTTGACCTCGTCCAAGCATAGGATGATGTTCTTCAGGTTGAGGGCACGTTGCACCAAGCCGTTGTCAGTAGCCTTGTAGACACTGACGTTCTTGGGATTGGCAAAGACGCTACTAGCAGCAAGCAGCGCACCGGTCTTACCACCGCCTGTGTTACCCGTGTAGCAGAAGGTCATGCCGCTAGTTGTGCAGAACCGCATCAGCGGAGAACCGAACGCCATACCCAAAGCAAACGCATGCATCTCAAAGCCGGGCATGTTCAGTTTGTTGGCGCACTCCTGCCACTTCTCGTACGTGCCGTGCGGCTCAAGCATCTTGGCAATGCTCTTGACCAATGGCGACACTGGCGCATGCCGCTCCGTGCCTGCCCGAGTGATCTCAACGTTACCTATGACAAAGGCGTCGTTCTCCTGCGTCCACCCCATCTGTCCACGTATCTGTTCAGCAGCATCCTGCGCTTGTAAGTAGTGCGCCCATTTAGTCATGTAATCCACCAGTTTAGGCCATTGACCCTGTGTTGGCGGGGAGATACCCGCTCTACCCAGAGTGCGTTTGAATTCATCTAACGACTGCATAGACTCGTGAGACAGGTCGAACTCACGAATTTCGTGTGGCAGAAGCACACGTATCGTAAATATCTCACCATCAGAACGGCTATACATCCGCTTTATAGGAAAGAAATCATTAGTAGATATCAGAGTTGGCTCTGGCTGATATCGGGTTCCGTCTTCGTCAACTTCGGCGGGAGGTAGGTAATAGACTCCTCCTGTTCGTCCTCGTACATAGGGACGGATTGCAGGGGGGAATACCGGAATCTCTTTGGAATCCTCTTCGACCCGAACTGCGTCCTCCTTGGGATCTTCCGTTGCCTCGACGAAGCGCCGTCCAACGGCAAGAGGATTTGTGATACGGCCTCTAAGGGGGCATCCGTCGCATGTGCCGGGGTTGAGTTCGTTAAACTTCTCGCATGAAAACGGCTTACCAAACGATTGATTAGCCTTACGAATAGTTGCTTCATAGTTGTACTCAGGGTGGTCTTCAGACATCAAATGGATGGACGATTCCCAGTCGGTGCAGTGCCGCGCTATCGACAGCCCTGCGTACCATAACGGTTCTTCCAACGTGGCGGCGTTGGTCAAAATGTGTTTGATCTGAGCGCAGCCCTGATCGCTCAGACTCTTCTCCGCTATGTCTTGGAACGTGGTCTCGTAGTTGTCGAGCCGCGCTATCTTCTTCGTGTCCTCATCAAGACCTTTTGGCAGTAGATCAATAATTGATCCGGTCGTAGCAACTTCGCCTAAGTAACTCTTAAACATGTCGAAGTCGTATTCAACGAACTCCGTGTCCAAGAACTTGGTCGGTGCTGGTGGGTCGGTCTTGTAGTTGAGCGTGTCTGGACAGCGTAGGATACGTGCTGCATCTGCCGTAACAGCAGGATCAATCTTGAGGTAGTCCAAGCACATGTGCTTGAACTTAGTGGCGTACGCCTTCCATTCTTCGGTAGGTACGTCTCGGTCAAGAATCCAATACGCATGCACCCCACCACCCGAATCAATACGGACAGGAGGTGGTAGATCGTACTGCTTGACGAAGTCGTCTAACGCAGCGAGGGCTTCCTCCTTGCTGCGGTACTTCTTGTCGTTGTCGCCAACGTCAAGGTCAATAAAAAACGTCTTGCAGGACTGAGCGTAGTCAGTCTTGCGGCTGTGTCCTTTGAAACTGTTTAGTGCGACAAATACATTCTGGCCTCCACTAGCAAACTCGTTAATGACTTCAACCAAGTCGTCGAGTGTTTCTACGAAGCGGTGAGTTGTTTTTTCGTTCTTGATACCGGCAACACAGTAAACACCCTGCGACGGTAATGCTTTCTGATAAAATTCTTTTTGCATACGCTGCCACAGATAAAAAAGGCGGGGTCAGAAGTCCCCCGCCACAGAGGTGTTAAACGGAACTAAATCAAAACGTCCCTCCAAGCATGTGAGAGATGTAGATCTTAGCGTCGAGTGAGTTACGAGCAGGCAGCGTACCTTGCTTCATGTCTTCCTCAATGAGGTAGATGAAGGCTTCGATACGGGTGCGCTTCTCTTCCCTTATACCCTGTCCTCTGAACCACGCATAGACCGTAGTTCGCGAGGTGCCCAATGCTTTAGCCACGTAGGCTGCAGGGAGATTAGCCTCGACACACACTCTGCCAAGTTTTACTCCCAAGCGATTGGGATCGCCGTCTTTTAGTGCAACCAAGAACTTGTCACCGTATGAGCGAGGCATGGCAACTCCTTACTTCTTAGCCCACTTCTTGACAACGTCAGTAACGTCGCCGTTCTGGGCGGCATCGGGCTTCTTGCCAGACTCACGTAACTTCGGCTCCTCCATAGCAGCGGGGCCAGTTAGGATCGGGCCAGAAGTGTCAGTCTCTTCTGCTTGGTACACAGTCAACTTAACAGCGGCTTCTGCTGCTGCCGAACTCCGCTGACGAGCAATAACTTCAACATCCGATTCGTCCACAGCAGCGATGGGCGAGAACAGAACCTTCGGCACAGGCGACTTAGTATCGAACTGCATCTTGGTTACAACACGACCCGCGCTGATGTCGTTGCTAGCCAACATCTGAATGTACGGACGGAACGGGTACTTACCGCCTTCTTCCTTACCGAAGCAGGACGTTGCAGGAAGTACCAACTGCATGACATCACCACCGGGGTTGTTTGGCAGCACAACCGCAGTACGCCAAGACAGACGGCACGCCGTGCCGCTACCGCCCTGACCGGATCCCTTCACTGACCACTGACACTGATCGCAAGACTTGGCTTGAGGATTCTTTACCTCAACGTCAGGCGTCTTGGAATCAGATGACCAGCAAACGGGTGCGATCTTCTCGCCTTCCTTGTATGCACCAGAATAGTAGGTGCGGCTAGCAGTGTGAGCCATCTTCACAAAGATGACGTTCATGTGCCGATCTTCAATCGACGCTACTTCCTTGCCACCTGCCATCTTGCGGAACACACCACCTTTGATGGAGATGCGCTTCATACCACCTGTGCCACCACCGGCAACGGCGCGTGTATCGTCGTCGAGTCCGGTCTGCACCGTGGCGATTTGGTTCTTCAAACTAACTATGATGTCGTTACTCATAAATCCTCACTTACTGTTTTTGCGTACTGTTACACCAAACTCTCGCATCACGTTGACGCCGGGTGGCAACCCATCGCCTTCGTGTTCTTTTATAAACTCCTTAAAGTTGCTTTGATGTATGCGGCGCTCAAGCAACTGCACCGCTTCGTTATCAAGCACGAACTTGTAGAAGTTCTCCCAATCTTGACAAAAGAAACGCTCGTTCAACTTCCGCATCACCGTGCCGTGCCCAGTCTTGATGCTGTCGGCATTCACACTGTTACAGATGTTGAGCAACGCGCTTTCAATCTGATTCGATTCAGCCTTGAGAGCCTTGTCGGCAGTCTCATACTCTTGCAACAACTTATCGCGCTGATCGCGTATCGCGATAAACGCTTCTACTAATTGTTCTGTATTAACTTCGCTCACTGTGCCTCCTCACTGATTACGTTACTGTACAGGTCAACTATTTTTTGATGGCTGTCCACCTTGCCTTGCAGCATGGCGTACATCTTCTTCTCAACGTCTGAGCCTTGCAGATGAACAACAGTCATCTTGTGTTTCTGCCCGACTCGTTCAATACGTCCAATGCACTGCAGATAAGTCTCTACGCTCATCACTGGCGACCAGAACACAACGGTGTCAGCAGCAGTTAGCGTGATGCCGTGCGCTGCAGATTGCGGTTGAATCACAAGCACTCGCGGATCAGTCAAAGATTGAAACCGCTTGATGATCTCCGAGCGTTCTTGTGCTGCTACCGAACCTTGTATGACTTCGCTTGTGACTCCCTCGCTAGTTAAGAACTTCGTGACTACATCGATAGTGTGAATGTACGGAACGAATACTACAACCTTATTTGACGTTTCATCAAGTACATCTTTCAATTCTCTGAGTCGCGGCGAGATGTCGAACTCAATGACCTGCTGCTTGTCGGTGTAGACTGCACCGCCACTTATCTGTAGAAGTTTATTGAGTGACGCTGCTGCGTTGACGGCAGAGATCTGCTCTCCTGCGGCTTCGATCAGCATTTGCTGCTTGAGCGTCTTGTAATACTTTGCTACCTGAGAACTAAGTGGTACGTCACGTGTCTGGTAAGTAAGTTCTGGTAGGTCAAGACACTCCTTCTTCGAGTACCTGACTGCAGGCTGTAACGCTTTGTACACTTCTTCTTTGTGTGTCGGTCTAGGCAACCACTTGAACCTGCTGACTTGGTGCATAACTTTATCGCGCCAAGCAGTCGTAAACTTCGGCACGCGCTGGGGCGACACCAAACGAGCAAGACCAAACGCATCAATAGGTGATTGTGATGCGGGAGTGCCGGTCATCATCCAGAGCCACGTATCAGGTGTGAGCATCTTGGCTAGCGTCTTCCATCGCTTCGTCGATGCCGTCTTATAGGCGTTCGCCTCGTCAACGATGATTAGGTCAAACTTGGCAGCAAGCAGTTCGTCAAACACTACATGAGTGCCGTCGTAGTTGATGATCGTGAAGTCATAGCCGCTCTCAATAATCTTCTTTCTTTTCTCGCTTGTGCCGTAGGCCACGACGCACGTGCGGTGCATCGCGGTCTTGAAGATGTCGGCTTGCCACGCCGAGTACATGATGGACAGGGGGCATATCACCAAGACGCGCTTGATGACGCCAAGATTCATCAGATAGTCAGCGGCCCAGATGGCAGCGGATGTCTTGCCTGTGCCTGCCTCATTGAAACAAAACGCACGGGGGCGTACCGACAAGAATGAAGCAGTGTCTCGCTGATGATCAAACGGTTTGTAGACGCCGGGCCAGTTGTAGTCTCGCAGTATGGGCGAGGGGAGTTTAGGCAGCGTAACGTTCGGCTGCGCCTGATCAATTACGGCGTTTGCTACTGATACTTCTGAGTGATCCCAGAACAAAACTATTTCTTTAGTATCGCCTTGTGCCTTTGTGATCTCGCACTTCTCTACGCGACTGTAGATGTCATCGGCAAGGTTGTAAGGAATACTGAACTGTAATGCTTGGTTTTCAACTATGTTCATACTGTACCTATTTGTAAAAGCCCGTCTCGTGGGCCAGACGGTTGACGCTCAAGGTGGAGGCTGTACTGATTTAGGTAGTACGCTTGGGCTTGCCGTCAACTGACGCGGTTTGCAGTGTCACATGTACTGCTAGGGAGGGTGAGTTCCCCTTTCAACGCACTCGCGCCTTACGTTGATTACTTCATCGCTCCGTTTGATTTACGACGAAACGAACGGTTCTTTGATGGCGACTCCAACTTAGTGCCATCGCGGTTGCTGCCACCCTTCGACAACGCTTTTACGTGTGCCACATCTTTACCCTTGCGGTCAACGCCTTTCTTGTCATACGACCGACGCGCACGTTGGCGCTCCATACGATCTTCGTGTTCGTCACGCGCTACCTGCTTTTTGTATTCGTGCTTGTAAGGGCGCGACTTGTTTACATACGGCATAACTACCTCACCTTATGAAATCTGCATTTCTCGACCGGACACCAACCGCACAAGCCAGTAGGTTTCTCGGGCCACATATTGTTTTCATAAGCCAATTCTAATCGTTTCAAATCACTTGCAAACTCTGTCCAGAGTTTATCTGCGTCGGAGCGATTGTATTCCTCTGGCACGAACGTGTTGCGTGTGATGAATAAAAGTCCGGCCTTGATGTTCACCACTTCGGGGAAGTGGCAGTAGGTCATCAACGCCATCAACTTCAACTGCTTGGGGTCGGGGTACTTGTTGCTGCCGGTCTTGTAGTCAACGATGTAGGCATCCGCGCCATCGACAATCAGCAGGTCAACGATCCCGCGAACCCAACGACCCTCGTCATCAAACTCACATGGCGTTCGATCTAGCCGCAGGGCCATCTGGTACTCAGGGTATCGCGTACCCGGTATCTTGAGTAATTCATCTAGCACAGGCTTGTAATGTTGGTAGTGCTTGGCTAGCGCCTTGCCTTCACGAACGTAATCTTCAACAGCCTTGTGTACTTCCGTCCCATACAGCATCTGCTCCGTGACCTTCTTGACCACGGACTTGGCGACCTTGACCTCGTAATACTGCCGAGGGCAGTTTGTGAAGTCCTTTAGGCTGCTGTACGACCACTGAATCACTTAGCACTCTCCATAAGACTGTCCGTATTTGGTTTCACAAGCCACAGGCAAACCATTCGCCCAGTCTGGTGGAGTAGACATTACTTGCGTTATAAACGCAATAGCGTCCTGTAACTCATCTATAGGAGTCACGATAACGGCGGCGTCGTGGACGGTCAGCACCGGACGATAGCGTTCGCGTAGTCTAAGCATCTGCTCAGCCACGATGATACGAGCGAGTGCCTGCACTACGTTTTCTACTACCGAACCGCCCCAGATAGAGACTTTCCCCTTACGTGAGTCGTAGGTCATCCGTTCTTCTTCGATACGCAGATTGGGATATCGAATATACAAACCATTAGGCAGACGTACGCCGTTGCTATCTACCCGGACTGCGTTGTGTTCTCCTAGCGAAAATTCGTTCATCTCACTAGTCCAACCGGCGATGTGCTTCAGGGCCATCTCCGAATCGCGCCACAGTCTGACGATCTTGTCGTTGGTGGTGCGGTAAAGATCCACGATGTCCTTGCATCTGTCCTCAGTCAGGTCAGCCCCCGGCGGCTGCGTCTTCAGCGTATGCCGTAACTTCGCTGCGCCAGTGCCATACCCGAGTCCGAGAATGCAGGTCTTACCGACAAACCGTTCAACGGGATTAGCCTTGGAGATCGGACGCTCGTAAATCTTGCTAGCGAACACACTGTAAACGTCCTCGCCGTTGGCGAACTGCTTAACCAGATCGTTCTGCCCTGCAAGCCACGCCAGAACACGCGCCTCAATCTGTGAACTGTCACAGTTAATAACCACGTGCTTACTGGGCGCTATGACCGAGTTCTTTAGCGTCTTCTTTTTCTTATCCCGGCTAGGCAGGTTCTGAAAGTTGACTGCATCAGCCCCGGCCCAACGCCCCGTGTGGGCACCGTAGTATTTAAGTGGGATAGGCAGCAGCCCCCTGTTCCGCGCCCCGATGCCGATAAAGCGTTCAATACGTGACTCTTCGATGGTGGACTTAGTACCCAGACGCACCGCGCATAGTTGCTGCACTAGCGGGTTGTCGGATTCCAGTAATTCGATAAAGCCTTCGTCGTTCTTGGCAAGTGCAAACGTCTGTTTGCCGGTAGTCAGGCTCGTCTTCATCGGCGGCTCAATGCCAAGTTCCTTCAGCACCGCCGCGAACTGCGGGTTGCTTGCCAACTTCTTACGAACATCTTCTTCGGTAGCAGCACCAAGTTTGTCCATCAGCCCGCGTAGCAGTTCCGACTTCTCTTGTTTAATTTCTTCAAGACGCTCAACAAGCAGGGCATCATCCACGTGCAGTACCGGCTGCATGTACATCCGTAACGTCATGTCGATGAGGTCTAACTCAGATGACGGGAAGCCTTCAGTCAGAAGCGCGTTGAACAACTTGAACGTGAGTTCAGTGTCGTTGATGCAGTATGCGCCGTAACGCGCCAAGTCCTCTGGCGTGAAGTCTTTGCGGTACTTACCCAGAGCGTTGGTAACTTCGGCACCCTTCTCGCCTAGCCGATACCGCTCAACCAGAGCCTTGAGACTGCCACCCGCATCAACCCCGTGTATTGCACGTGCCATACAAAGAGTATCAAAGTAGTACGCCGGTACTATATTAAAGATGAACGATAGGATCGCTCCGTCGAACTGAGTGTTGTGACAGAGCAGTGCAGAGTTGGCCCAGTCAACCTGACCGAGCCACGCTTTGATCTCAGCGTGAGAACCACTAAACCACATAGCCGGGTCATCGTCGATCTTCATCGACACACCAATGACCTCAAACTTGGGGCTGCGTACGTACTCCTCAGTAGTCAGCCTAGTGAGGCTGAAGTCCTTGGCGTAGTAGGTTTCAAAATCAAGTGTTACGAATGACACGCTTCCCACCCTTTTTTAACATGGCGACTTCTTGTCGTAGCCGACGAATCTCGTCGTGACAGGCCCAAAGAACCCCACCTACGGTGAGGAACTTCATCTCGGTTGTAGTTGATGCGTCATTGATCTCGTTCGGCAGCGACCGGATCATATCCAAAATATCGTCTTCAACTTCCATCTTCTCCACCCCATTTGTTGTAGTTGCTACGTAAGGCTTCGTTCCGCTTCCTCAAAAAAACTATCTCGGCATGACAGGCCAGAAGTTCTTTGGTGAGGATGTCTGCCTCATCCCACAAACCTGCGCTGCGGATTGCAGCAAAAGCGTTAAAGATATTCTCTCCACCGTTTTGCCCCCACACTTCGTCCATACCTACCTCTTCTTTAGTACCAACATCTGAGGGTAGTAGCGGATTTCCGCAATAGAACCTCGCGCATCTACCTCTCTTAACATATGCTCAACTAAAGAAATAATTCGGTCTCTACTGTTTACCGCATCATTCCTAAAGTATTTTCGGAACTGCTCAGTGTATGCGGGATTGTAAGTACATCCCATATCTTCAATAACGTAGTAACCACCGTCTGCTACGCTTTTATAGCAGTTGCCAAACATATCCATCATGTCCTCGGCAATGTGCGAGGCGTCATCGATGAACAGATCGACCTCTTCTGCCAGACCTTTTTTACACAAGTCGTCTATGCGGATCTCGACGTTCTTCATGTCCTCGCATAACTTGGAACACTCTGGACGGATGTCGTAGCCAATGATCTGCGATGCAGGGAGATAGTTACCCCACATACGGAGTGACGCGCCACACGCCACACCTGCTTCCACAATAAACAAAGACGCAGACTTACGGTGCAAACCGCCGTACGCTGTGTCCAAAATGTCTTGGATGATGCGCTCGTAATGCTTGGTGTAGTTATGCTTGATAGTACCTTTGTCGCTGCCGTAAAGGTCAGCAAGCCCCGTCAATGACAGTTCGGTAAGGTCTACCTCGCCGGTACGAGGTTTGTATTCTTCGGGGTTGACCGTATCCAAATAACGGCGAACACCCCCTCGTGCGTTGGGATCGTTCATACATTCTCCTATTTAGGCAGTACCAGATCTCGCTTCACTTGCTCCCGCACTAGTACAAGCAACTTACAAATCACATGCGTCTGTGACTTGTTCTTGCCGTTGCGGTTCAGCGAATCAAACTCTGCGGCGTACATCTCAATGATGTCCCATCGCAGCACCTCTAACTTGCCGTCATCGCCAATCTTCGCCCATACCGTTTCGGGCATGGCGACTTTCTTCACATGCTCTTCTGGGACAATCAGATACGCCTCGTCATCTTCCAGAATCTCTTTGTTAATCTCACTCATGAACAATCTCCTTCGCTACGTCCATCCACTCTTTGCCGTATTCAACGTCAGTCCAGTCCTTGAACCACGGCCCACCTCGGGTGAAGTGAACGGCTTGCGGGTTCGGGCAGTCTTCGCGAGTGTGCCATCCTTCAAGATAGTTGTAGGCGATAGGCAGATCGCCTATGCAGGCGTCCCACAAGAACCTCAACTGATGTAAGTACATACCAGACTCGCGGTTCACAATCTCGGGGGTCAGCGCCTTCACGTGCAGGTGCTCACAGTTCCACAGAATCATGCTCGACCAATTCTTGCGCGGATACTGGTGCTGCACAGCACCGTCCATCTTGGTGGCTTCCTTCGGCTTGTAGTCATGCTTCACCACGACCACGCCGTAGTACGGGTTCATGTAGTCTTGTAGCGCAGCGACATCACCTCGCCACAAGAAGTCACAGTCCATGAACACCGCCCACCCTTTGTACCCTGCAAGATGCGGCACCAAGAAGCGTGTGAAAGAAAACTCCGTAGACGAGAGCGGGTCATGCTCACGCCAGTACAAATTCTTTTCGCGCATCTCCTGTTGCTTGATTGGCTGAATGTCAAGCGGGATGCTCGTATGTTTCTCAAGCGAGTGCTTGCATACTTGGTACGCAATGTCCTCGCGGCTATCCCAACCGATAAAGATTTTCATGCCTCACCCCTCGCCCGAATCGCTTCGGCACAATCATTTCCATTGGCATGCATCCACCCATCACACACCTTCGCACACGCCTCACGCTCACGTTCAGTAACTTGCCATTCTAGTTCTGTCAGCAAGTCCTCAATCGTATCGCCATGACCCGTGGCGTAGCCTTTGTGGATTATCCACCGGGCGACTTTCTCCCGCTCGGCGGCGGCAACGAGGGCGGCGAACTTCTCAAAGCAATGCTCTGGCATATCGTAGACAGAGCAATCGCCGTCAAAAAAAGCCCCTGCCTCTTGCGCTATGCGGATGATGTCGTCGCGGTTCATCGTGCTTCCTCCTTCCATAGTTTGTAGTCATATTGTTTTATCCCACGGTACACCGCTGTCGATAAATGGTAGTGCGGGACTCCCCACTGCTTGATCAAGTCTCTGTACTTGACGTTCCTACCGTTCGCCCGACGCTTACGGTCAAGCAGGATCTTGTACTGCTCAAATGACAGCGTTACCTTCGGACATCTCATATCACACAGCCTCAAACAGTTGCTTACGACTTGGCCCCTTGTAGTGCAAGATCTTGGTATCGTCCGTCTTGTGTTCGGGTAGACACGCATACACTGACTCGTCGAACTCAGCACAGCCGTACTTCTCAGCGTAGATGCGTAACACTTCTTGATCGCCATACCACGTACGGAACTTCGGATGCAGTTCCTCGTAGATTTTTAGCATCTCTACCCACACTTGCGAGTCCTTGACCGCCACAGCGCAGCCCACATACGGGTACAGTTCTCCCATAGTTTTACCCTTGTACTCATCAAACGTCAGCCCACGCTGTTCGATGTTGAACTCCGTGTCGATGTTGAATGACCTCTTACAGAACGCGATCTCTGTGCCGCTTAACATCTCTTCGATGTCAACCCAACTCTGCACGATCATGTCGGTGTCCAGATAAAGTGCAGGGCCATTGATGTCGAGCCGTGCATACGCCTTGACTCTTGAGTACATCAAGTTGTTTGGATCTACTTCTATCTCAAACCTGTCAGTCACGCCCATCACATCGGGTGTCGCGCTGTCCGTACACATGATGATGTCGGCACTTGGGTTGTGCCGCAGCAGGGACTTGACCATCTTCTGTGGATAAGAAATGTCCTTGCCCACGTGAAAAAACACAAAGGTCTGTTGATCGGGTTCTCGTTCAAGCAACATGACTTCAAGTTGCATTTTCACTTGCTGCAACTGCAAGTCCCACGGCGCGTTCATGTTCTCGCGCTGATAAATCTTCACGCCGCTGTACCACAGACTCTGGTTGCCGACTCGGTTGTTCCAGTACCAAAGTTTGTTGGCATCAAGTAATAAAACATCCTTACCCATCGCTCCTGCCAGATGCACGGTCGTGCAGGATGGCGAGATGACTACACTGCATATCTCCATGAGTGCGGCCACGTTCTCCAAATCAAAGAACGTATCAATATGCGTAGTGATTAAGTTCGGATGAAAGTCCCGGCCTTGCTCTTGAACCTCACCAAACTGAAGGTTGATGAACTTCAAGTTCGGCTTATCCAGAATCGGACGGAACGCCTCCAACGGCACAGACTTGTGCTGCCCGATCACAGGTGCGGTACTTGTCCAAGAAAGTCCTACTACAAAGTCATCCTCATGCAGCCCGTACTCCTTGCGGAGCATGGCTACGCGCTCTGGGTCGGCCTTGAGATAACTGAACGACACGCTCGGTGCTATGTCACGCACTGAGTTGATGAAGTATTTACCCAAGGACGCAATCGGTATGTGCGAATCATGTTCGCTCATCTTGACCCGCGCATTGTGCGATAGGAACTTGACGTTCTTCGCCCTGCACCCACGTTGGAAGAGATTAGCCATACGCAGGTCAACCATGACAGTGACCTCATCGACCTCCCGTGCCAACGCTTCAATCAGCGAACCATACAAAATCTGATCGCCTACGCCTTGTTCACACCAGATGATCGGACGGCGCAGTCCCTTGCCACGCTCCCACTGCGGGTGCTTGGTGTGCAGTTTGGGAGACTTGAAAGACTTGCTCCCCCATCGTCGCTCGTAGCCTTCCCAACCCTTCTTGAAGTCGCCCATTTGAAGAGCAAGAAGACCCACAGTCCACCCTGCATCGTCGTTGTGCGGCTCTAGTTGGGCAGCGATTTCAAAGTGCTGTCGTGCAAGATTCCAACGGTGCATCTCCCAATGGCATCGTCCGATCTGCAACTCGACTGCCGTCATGATTGGCAACGCAACGTGTACGTTACTCAAGATGCCGATAGCCTCGTCGTAGTTACCGCTTTCAGCCGCTTCGACGCCCATCTTGTAGATGGCCTGTGCAAACTCAGCAAGACTTTTCTGCTTGGGTTCTTCGCTCACCAATAGTCCCTCCCTGTTCCCCGCTTCGCTGCCCACTCCGGTCGCGGTACGTGCGCCCAATCACGATATGCGTCGGCCTTACGCCGTCTCCACCAGTCAATCAATGCACGGATCATGTGGCCTCCTGCGGGACAATCTGAAGTAGGGTCATCGGTATCGACATCGCGGTCTTCCTGCCTTCACGTGGGTAGACCAACACTCTTCCCGGCGATTCCAACATCATGGCGTTAGCCACGCCCTTTTCCGTCCCCTCGAAGTCATCCAATACAAACACCGTCTTGTCGTGAATGATCTTGTTGAGCGGTTCAACGTCTTGCTGACTCAAGCGACCGTCGAGATAAACCAAATCAACTTTAGCGCCTTTCTCCGCTATGTCTTTGAACATGTCATGAGATGCAGTCTTGGGGTAGTACACAACGTATGGCTCGTCACCAAACCCTTGTATGTCATTCGATATATCACAGGTATAGATGTTGTCTTCCGTCTCCACAGCCAAGTCCATCACCATCGTAGATACGCCAATGAACGTACCCACTTCGGCTACGTGCTTGGGGGTGAAGAACTTCACTACTTTGTACAACTCAAACGCATCTTCCACAGGTAGTGACCCTGTGTTGTAGTCGGCATACATTCGCCACACCTGTCGGTCTTCTACAATCTTTTCAATCTTCTCAAACGGGTAGTCACCCACCCGTTCGTCGATGATGCCCCATACGATGTCGCTCAGTCGCTTACGCCCAATTTGAATAGCGTTCATCCGATTGCTCCTGCCAAGTCCTTGAGAACCTTGTCTTGTATGTCGTTAATGTCGTTGCCTAAGTCGCGGATAACAAGTTTCATGTTCCCGAACTTGTTTGGATTGAACGCATGCCACGCCAATGCAACGTAATCCATGTTAGTCAGTCGCTTGTCCTCTAAGCAACGTCTATACAAGTTTGACGTTGAACGTGGCGCTTTGTCGAAATGCCCGTGGATCATATCGTTGTAGGCGTAGATGATCGTGGATTTACGGTCGGGGTGCGCCATCAACGCCAGTACAACTCCTGCGCGGAGCGATGCCGTACTGATACGAGCCTTGTTGGTCTTGGTCGCATGTTCTTCAAAGTAGTCAAGATACTCTTTAACAAAGTTGTCAGCGACCTCACACTGCTCAATCGTATGACGGCTAGTGCCATACGGATACAGTGCTGTCCTAATGATTGCGCTGATGATTGCCTGACGATCTTTGTCTATGCCACGACGAAACGCAATCGACCGCGCCTTACCTGCATCGTAGTGAGCGAACGAATCGGGATCGACGTTACGAGCGACAAGAAACGGCAAGGAGATTCCTGCCATCTCAATAGCGTGTAGCCTATGCCAACCATCAATCAACGCGCCTGTGCTGTCGAACGAAATGGTTTGCGCCACGTTGGTATCCCACGTGCCGTTCTTCATCTCATCGGCATACGTCTTGATCAATGCCTTGAAGTCACGACCCTTCTGACGGGCATGAACATTAGACAGGTACTGACGCGCCTTCTTCGCGTCGATAGTCTCTACTTGATAAGTATACTTAACTCTCTTGGACATGATTAAGCCCTCTCACGGATGGTGATCTCACGGTCAAGATAGAACCGTGCCTTCTTTAGGTCTTCGATAGGATCAGTGTGTTTCTTACCGGCACGTGCCACGTACTTCACTACGTTGCCAAGACGATAGTTCAAATCTTTGGCTTCGATGAAGTCGAGAGTCTCAACGCCACCAGTCGTGTAGTGTGCGGGATAACTCACGGTATCGGCTTTTGTATTCACAGCGTGTATTGCTTGCTGCATTTCTTTGACCGCCGCGATAATCTTCGATTGTTTAACTTTCTTTTTGTGCTTGCGTAGCACAATCGCAATCAACGCATCGCTGCATTTAACTTTATCTTTGATTTCTTTGTTGCTCTTGCCCTCATCGTACAACTGACGAATCAAGGCAGACTTATTGACCTTTTTCACTTGATTAACTCCTTTAACTTATCAACGTTTGATTCATCTATAACTAGGGCAATACCACCGGCTTTGCGTACGTCTTCAAGGTGTTTGAGTTGCAACGCAGTCGGTTTATTGCCATTTGCCTTACACTCTATAGCATAAAACAAGCCTTGTTTACAAACTAAAAAATCAGAAACACCAGAGTTTCCGAAACCAGTTCCCATCGGCATCGCGTAATACGCTTGCATCTCCATAAGAATTTTCTTTACCTTTGCTTTAACTTTGGCTTCAGGTGTCATGGTGGCTCCTTCAATAGGAATAGTTACTACTCTGACATTGTCATACCTCCACGTAATTCTTGAAAGAGGGGGGTGGGTAATACGAGACAGTAGTGCTGCTTGTACCGCCAACCTATGTCGATAAGCACGGGTGGGTAAGCGGCATCGTCGAACATCCACACCATCGCGTAATTTTCGCTAGGCTGATCTGTGATACTTGTGTGCCTACTATTCTGATGAATCTTCTCCCAGTCATAGGCGTTGATTAGACCGACTATGACCTTGATCTCATTGGGTAAAGTGGCATCGGTAAACTCGCGCTTCACGTTTTCATCTAAGAAAATTTTATATAGACCGTCTTCAATGTTCGCGTAAGCGCGATACCCTTCGCCTATCTTCAGTGGCGTATAAGTTTTATATACGGACATATCACGCTACGTTCATGCTGTTCAGAATGAACATAGGCGATGTTGCTTGGGACTCCTTGCGACACGCTGCACCGATCTCAGGCCAGAACTTTTTATCTCTCATGTCATCGTCGGTCGGCACAAGGTTGTCGCAGCCGATGTGTGCCTTGAGCATGACGAGTTGTATTTCTAATTCTTTCCGTAAGTCGCTCGGCAAATCTTGCAGGCTCTTGTACCACCGCAACGGCATAGAGAACCCTACCTCTGGCATGTACGCGAAACTGTTTGCGTAGGGCAGATTCGACCCGTCACGGTACATATCAAGTGCAGCGGAAATCGGCACAGTATTGGTCTTGCCCACGACCACGCCGCCACGTATCTGCGGAAAGAAAACGATCTTCTCGCCTTCAAGCATGGATCGCACCGTGGCAAGTGCGCTATCAAACTTCTCATCAGACTGCTTCATCGTGGTGTAGAGCGATCTGATCTTGTCCATCATGTTGAACGGGATGCTGCTCTTGTCGGCGTCACCCATGAACACCTTCAGCAGTGACTGAGAATACTCACGTGGGATGGTGACAGTCGGGCGACCGCTTAGACTACTGCCGTATGTATTATCCACGGCGCTATCAAGGATGCTACGCACGTGATCGCTCAGTGCTTGCTCGACAGTCAGCACTGCACTGCATATTGAATGATGAACATCATGGCGACCCTTCGCCATCTTCTGCACGGCATAACGCTGCGTGTTGGTGCATAACTTCTCACCACCAAACCCGTACTTGTTGGTATCACGGAAGTTGTTATTAACGGCTTGGATGGTGAACGCAGTCTCGTCGTCACTACGCTCGTCTTTCGGTCGCGGGTCGTACTTGATGTTTGCAACACTGAAACCATGCACGGTAGTCAGCGTCATGTAGTGCTGCATATCAAGTTCGCTCCCCCAACTGTGAGTGAGCGGAGCAATAAAGTCTGCGACCCTGACACGCCCTTCGGTCGCGCCGTAGATAGCGACAGCAATAGGCCATGTCGGAGAACGCACTGCTTCTTTTCGCAGTTTATCGTCATCCATCTTCGTGTTCGGCAGGAACATTTCGTCAATGTTCACCTTGATTGAATTTCTCTTAGCC